GCTTTCTCCCCTTTTTTGAGCGATTCTGAGGCGTCGTGACCGGATATCTTGTTGTTGCCCTATTCCTAATTTTAGCCTTGATTGTTACTAGACCCTGAACTAGAATATTCCCGTGTCGGCCTCGTCCTCAAGCGATTTCTTCACTGGCTCTGGGATGCACCCAGAAGTGACCTATACCGTCCGTATCGACGGGGTATCTGTGAACGCTGAAGATGTCATGACGGCTTTTAATCAACACCTTATTGACTCAACCTCCTACTGTCGGTTCTGTAGATACGGTGAATTTGAGTCTCAGTCTGACAATCTGGGGAAATGCCGCCGCAATAGCCCTACCCCAGATAAAGAACTCGGCACTGCTAAATGGCCGATTGTCGCCTGGAATGACTGGTGCGGAGACTGGGAGCACTCATGAGAATACTTATTCTTGTTATTTCGAGCCTAAGTATTGTTTCTATTGCCTATTCTCGGGTTTCTTTTATTGCACGACTAATAATGATTTGTGCAGTAGTTTCTCTTTTTAGAGCGCTCTATTTCTGAGCCTCCCAAAATAAGGAGAAAAAATGAAGCGGAATCCAGGCCGTCCGGTCACTCTGTCAGATAAACCATTTTCTACCTTGACTCTCCGGGTATCCCGTGAATTCAAGCAAAAGCTGATTTCTCAGGCAGAGGCTGTTGACCTGACCCTCACCGACTATCTGATTGCTCTTGTAGAGCGCGATACTCGCGGCTGAGATTTACTGGTACAGAGGCATGGTTCGGAAATACGAGAAGTCTCGTTTTCCTAATCGCCATTCGGAAATCCACCTGCGACTCTTGGGTAGTCAGAAAAACGAGATAATTGACTATGCCAAGACGCAGGGGATATCCGTTAATGAGCTGGTTGTATTTGCGGTCCTTGATTTCATTAGGACTCAGAAAGGCATACCGTCTCCAGGGCCGGCTCAGTATGCTCTACCTACGCTTGAAGAGACGATAGGCGCCTATATTCGAGGCGAGATGCTATTAACTCCCTGTGGGCAAAAGCCACCCTGCGACATGCGCCTAGAAGAAGTCGGCGATATGCGCTTCTGTAAGACTTGTAACGTGCGGGTTACCTAGTCATCTGTTAGTGATTTCAGTGCAACATAAATAACAACGAGGAATGCAATGATGGTTCCAGTGGTAATCATTTAGTCTCCCCACATTTGTGCCAGTGTCGGCCTTTTCGGTTTTATCTTACGTCTTCTTTGTTCTGCTGCCAACTGTCTACTCGTTAATCCTGCCCATACTCCGTGCATATCTGCCGGTGGGAACTCCAAGGCATACTCTAAGCACTGTGGTCTAACTGAACAACTAGCGCAGATTCTTCTTGCTTCTGCGATATACGTAATATCCTTATGTTCTTTGGGGAACATTAATTTGCCCATTCCCTTACAGGCTGCATGTTCAAACCAACCTGAATCTCCAATATACAGTTCTTCTACTGGTTGAGTACTATCATTTGCCTTTTTTTGTTTGGGCATTATTGTTTGCCTTTCCTACTTGGAAACTATTTTTTGTAGGTGGCTTTATATAAGCAAATAAGTATCTGCTGAGAGTGTATTACTACTACTCCTATAGGGGATATTTAGATAATTTGGATTTCGCAAACCATTGCAGCAAAAATGGTGGGCCTTTTCATTTATGGCCTTCGCCTTCGTTCCCTCACGTAATAATTCCGGATAAATCTATCTGTGCTACTGTCGGAATGAACTAGAAAAAGCCAATCTCCCAGATTATTTAACTAAATCTATTTATTAGTCGTTGCTTTTTCTGAGCCCTGCACAAATGTCTGGAACGGAGAACCGGTATGAGCATCATATTTTGCTGCTATCCCAATTGCCTTAAGACACGCCTTCTTGGCCTGCTGGACCGTCAGCGTTTTCTTCCCGCCCGTGATTGCCTGGAGGGCTCCCAGAGCATAAGACGAACCAGTGCCCGTTGCATAAAGGCAAGAAGCTTCTGATAGCCATGCGTAATCGTTTTCAATAATGTATATCGTTGCATTGATGACCACCACAATTGTTGAGCCTTGTTCAGACTTATGTTCGCTTGCATCTCTTTCTGGGGCTGAATAACCGTTTGCATCCAGGCACTCAATTAATGCTGGCACAAATTTCTGTGTCATAAATGCATCTAGCCTTCGGCCCTTAAGAGATGGAGTCGGACTTGGGGGCTGGAAAATATGATGCAGAATATTTATTGCCCTCATGTCGCCGGCTGCGCCAAGTAGGAATTTCCCATTTTGGGCAAATTTTGTACAGCCGGCACCAAGACTTGAAATCTGGTAAATCATCCCATGGTCGTCAATAGAGGTAATTCTGGTGTCAACTGATATGACAGCAAAATCCTCTCCTTGATATCCGACTATGGTCGTCATAACGAGCTACTTTTTGACTATTTTTTTCTTTATATTTGGTGTTTTAGGCTCTTCTTTTGGTGATTCCGGAATGCCGTATTCCTTGCCTCGGAAAATTGTCCAGCCGTTGTAGATAGTTGCTACCTCATAGGAGAACTTGTGGTCACCAGAGTCTTCGTATACGACTACGCCTACACCCTGTTGCCAGTTTTCGTGACGAGTAATCGGGCGACCATCGAGGTCTACTCCACCTTTGGTACTAGGGATTGCGCCATCAATACGAGCAAGGCACCCAGGGGACGCTGCCATAACCGTCTTCGGTCCCTCATAATCCTCCCGCGTCTTAAAGGCAGTCTCAATACGGTGAATGTGTCCGTATATCACTGAAACTTTTTCGTTATTTAAGTATACGTGAGCTGTAGAGCCAGACGATTTAACTCTGTCCCCGTGGATAATTTTGAGTTTCTTATTTATCCAGAAGTCCGCTGCAGGGTATCCCGGCTTGTACTCAACATCAAATTCATCCATCCGACAAAGATACGGAACAGAAAGTACGGGCCAAGACTCAGGGATATTCCCTTTTCTAAGTCCATAAGCAGCAGCAGCGTTCTGTACTAGGTACTTTGGCATGCGCTCTTCATGGTTTCCCGCTAGCCAAATGATTCTGGCATGAGGAGCAGCATCGCGCATTTGAGCGCAGAACATCGTTGCCCTGTCGATAGATGCCTGAGTTGTTTGTGCATACGCTGGGTAAGTCACATACTTTCCCATCTCCGGGAGGTCTAAATTGTCACCCACCAAGACAATGAGTTCCGGCTGCATCTCAGCTATCATCGAAATGCAGATGTCTAGAGCTTTTTCGTCATGCGTTGGCTCCAGTTCACCATCCCGATTTCGGAAGTATCCGATTTGTATATCAGGGGGGATAATGGCCGTTTTGAAGCCAGTTGCCGCCTTAGGTTTTGTCTTTGACTTTTGTAGTTGTATTTTGGGGCCTTGTTGGATAACTGGCCATTGTGGACCCTCTTCCCATGCAGGGGAAAATTGGATTGCAGCAAGGTCATGAACCTGTGCTTCGCCGTTGTCATCTTTAGTTAGAGACTGATGAATTGAGACTTTCTTTATATCACCAATTTCAGCAATATCGATATTCTTTCGGTCAAGCATGTCAGCAATGAGGCCGAGCATCTTTTGTTTCTTCTGAATTACCGTTTCTTCTACGGCAACCTTTACAAGGTTGTCCTTCAGGCTTTGGTTTTTCTGATTCACTTGGAATCACCATCTTTCTCATTCAGACAACAAGTAGGGTCACCCATCTTGAAGCAACGACGCTTTGAGCCAAGAAACTCTCGGCCAACAGATATCCCTTCGGCTTTTAGTGCCCGGCAGATATCCATTGTCGTCGCATCACTTCTCATGGCCATCGTGAAAGCTTCCTGAGTATCTTTGTCCATAGACTGATAAATGTCGCCTATTTTGCAAAGCTTTACAGAATTACCTTTAGCCATGTTTTGCAAAACATCTTTAAGCATTCGACCCTCCCCTGAGAATATTCTGCTATCAGCACGCAAGGCGTCAAATGAAACCACACGCACCCCACAGAGATACTACACCATGAGCGACAGCTAATGTGTAGTATCTAAGTCATGCGGGGAGACAGTAGGACTGCAGAAATAAAGAAAGCATTAGAAGATGCTATTTTGTCGTCCCCAAATGGAAATGAAGAATTGTTACACAAAGTCATGTCAACTCTAGACAAGAAAAAAGTCTTGAGATATCACAACGAAGATGAAATAAGCCTTCTATCGACTCCCGGACGGGTTCTCGTAGCAATACTAGAAGACCCAGCAATGACCCAGAGAGCGTTATCTGTTTACCTAGATTTGTCAGAGACAATGATTGACAAAACAGTTAAAAGCCTTATTTCAAAGGGTTTGATTACAAAGACAAAATTGAACCGACAAAATATTTATAAAGTAAACATCGAATTGCTAAAAAATCATCCTGATATACAACATTTTTCAGAAGTTATATCAACCATTTTCAAACAAGAGAAAAATGCCACCAAGGTTGTAGAAGAAGAAATCTTCTAATAGGTTCACCAAGACAATGAGTGAAAAAATAGATGTTGCATACAGGGGACCAAAAATTACATTCCAGCACGGTGGCTCCGCTTACTTAGCCCTAACGTACGCAAAAATGAAGAATTGTCAATTCTCCTCAAAACAGCTATCAAAATGTCTTTCTGGAAAATTCGGCTCTGTTGATGCAGCCCAGAAAGCGCTTCGCGTCTTAGAGAGAAATGGGTGCGTTTCTCGTATATCGGTAAGCGATTGGGTTATCACGCAAAAGGGTGTTGATGTAATATTTGCCCTTGCAAGGTCAAGAAAAGAATAACACTTCATTCGCGGAATGGGATAACAAATGTCAACATATGCTGGAAATTCTCAACAAGAACAATTTGTTCTCAGCATATTAGACGAAAAAAGAAATGGCTTCTACGTTGAACTGGGAGCATTTCACTCAATTGATGGGAGTAATACGTACCATCTGGAAAGAGATTACGACTGGAATGGGGTCTCTTTTGAGTTGCTGGAGAAGCGACGTAGCGAGTTCTTGAGCAATAGAAAAAACCCATGCATGGGCGATGCTCTGAAATTTAATTACATTGATTACTTTCGGCAAAACAACTTCCCGGACAGAATCGACTATCTACAAGTTGACATTGATGAAGGCTATGACTTTGATGGCAGGCCAACGGGAAGTCCTTATTCAAGCCTTTGGGGTTTAATATCCCTACCCTTGACGCAGTACAGATTTTCTGTAATCACATTCGAACATGATGCAAACATGTATTTCAGAAACATTGCTATACGCGATACTCAGAGAGAGATTTTAGACTCTCTTGGATACACGCTAGTTGTCAGAAAAATTCACGAAGATTGGTGGGTCGACCCACAAGTCGTCCACATCGTTAAATTTAGAGAATACTTTCAGCAAGAGGCGCTGTGATGAAAAACATGGTCATCATGGAGAAAATGGTTGAAAAAGAAATCATCGACGAAATTTGCATTCTTTTATCTAAAGAAGAATTTAGCTATTCAGAGTCAAATGAATTATTAAATATATATGACATCAGAAAAGAGGATGAAATATATAGATACATAGAGCCTATAAAAAAAAGAATAGATGAATCTATAGAGAACGCATACAGATGCAAAATAGTTGATGACGTAGGACTTGCTGTTCTCAAATACGAAAACGGTTCGTTTATAAATATGCATCGTGACTGGGAACCAAATGACCCGTACGTATTGAAATACAATAAACCGAGAGTAGATATCGGTTGTGTTTTTTACATAAATGATAATTATGTTGGCGGAGAGTTGATGTTTTTTAATGATAAACACGAACAAGAGCCATACATAAAACTTAAACCAAATTACGCAACTTGCATATTCTTTGACTCATCCGTTTACCATATGACAGCCCCAACTACATCCGGCATTAAATACTCGATGACTACTTTTTATAAGTTAGAAGAAAATGTATCAGTTTGATGTTAAGCCGCACTTTCCTGCTATCGCTGTGGCAAAAGAATCCGGTGTCTTACATTTTAAAAACTTTCAGCGTTTATCTATATCAATAAAAGGAACAGGCCTAAGCCCTGTTTTGTCCAGCAGGGCAGAGTCAACGGTAGAGCTAATAAAAGAATCTGACAGGATTTATGGATTTAAAGACTTTGGTCCAGTGGTTATCAGTGTTGGGGACTCTGATGACCATTACGGATGGGGAGTTGATAATTCGGTTCGAATTCTGAACTACTGCACCAGATGGGACAACTTCTCAGATGTCTGTCCGGATTTTGCTTTTGACAAATGGGGAGAAGCTGGATACGAAAATTATGACGAATTTTGCGACAAAGTATTACTAGCAGGCGAATCAATTCCAGAAAATGATTGCGCTGTATGGAGGGGTCTAGCTGGTGCTAATAAAAAAGTTAGAAATAAAATTCTTGCACTAGCTGGTAATAATTTGTTTGATGTGAAGAATGTTGTTTCAGAGACTGGTAACCCTTCAGATTGCGTGCTTTCGAAAGACTATATGTCAATAGATGAGCAAGTTAGAAAATATAGGTACATTATTGATGCAAATGGGCAGGGACATTCCAGAAGGCTAAAAATACAAATGTTTTCAGGAAGGGTAATATTTTTAGTCGAAAGAAGATATGAGGAGTGGTTTTATCCAGAATTAAAGCCCTGGGTGCATTACGTTCCAGTTAAACAGGACTTATCTGACTTAATTGAAAACATGGAAATAGTCCGAAGCACTCCGTCCCTAGAGCAAGAAATAGGAAATAACTCTAAACAATTTGCGTTAAGCAATTTGAAAAAAGAAAATGCAATTGCCAGATTTAACTACTTATTTAATATTGAGAAATATAAGATAAATAAACAACATATGATGCCAATGGGTAGATTTACAGAGATGGACTGCCGAGATGACGACTATAGGGAAGATTAATTATTTTGGCTGACTAGCCATGCCGAAAAGACATCATCCTTCATCGGCATAAACCAAATTTGAGCTGAGTCAGGATTTTTCTTATCTCCGACAATTGTCCAACAGATATCTATTTTTTCTTCTGCTGGACATGAACCAGCATTGCATTCCATGCCAAATCTATTAATAAAGAAACGAACTAGACATCCATATTCTTCGTTTTTGCACTCGGCATCATCCGGTCCTGGGCATTCGACATGCATAACTTCTAGTTCTGCTTTATTAATGCGGACAAGTATGTAGTGTCCGTCATTATGCCAAAACTGCTCCATTTGATTCTCCGTTTTGGATAAATCTTAAAAAATGCGTCCGTCCCTGAACGCGCTGTGCCAATAACTTAGCACCAATAATTACTGCCTCATTGTAAATTTGATGGTCTACAATCCGACAATGGGAGACGTTGGGAATCAGGCAAAACTAAATAAAATAGATAATACGCTTGACGCTTACCGTAAATGGTTTGACCTGCAGCAAATGGATTTCAGTATTGAGTGCAGAGATAATATGTGGATATGCTCAGCGTGGTTCAGGGGTAAGTGGGGTGGCGCTGAGGGTTATGCGTTAGAGGACCTAATGAGTGCAGTGCATTCTTGCTACATAGAAGCAAAGGAAGAGATTGCTAGTCCTTCCGTGAGGAAGAGGGATTGGTCACCTTCCTAGAGGTTTTTGAGTCCTCTACATCTCCCTTTTTATCAAACTTATTAAATACGGCATTTATCTCAGAAAGACTTAGCTTGCCATCATCAAGGAATGCCCTTGATAGACCCTCAATTACCGTGGCGACTCCAGCAATGCCGGCCATGAACATTGCCTTCCATAACGGAACACCGGCAATTGCTCCAGCACCGATTACGCCAAGGCCAGAAGCGGCAAATGTTGCGAGGATGCGCATAAGAATATTTACGGCGAGTTCTTTTTTCATTGCCATTACTTTCTCTCAACTTCCTTGACTCTGAATCTTGCTGCTAGGAATAGAAGACCAACCCCAAGTGTCATAAACGCTGCGGCGAACATGTCCGCCACCCTTGAGCCAGTTGTGGGAAGTGGGCTGTGGGAGTGTAAAGAGTGGTCGTGAACGGTAGTCTTCGGGGATGAAGAAATACCGAGGTCTGGCACTGGCGTTTCTGTCGTGGTTGTTGGCAATTCTGTGGGCGGAACGGAAGGTAGGGTTTCCGCTGACGTGGACGGAGCGGGCGCTTGGCTCGTTGTCGTTGTCAATTCTGTACTTGACGTTGTACTACTGGATGAAGTGGTACTCGTCTGAGCGACAGTGGTAGTAGTCAACTCTGTAGTGGTAGTAGTCAACTCTGTAGTGGTAGTAGTCAACTCTGTAGTGGTAGTAGCAGGAGCCGTAGTGGTTGGAGCAGGACTCCATGTAACCGTTGCAGAAACAGTTTTTGATACTCCATTAACTGTTGCCGTAGCCGTATAAACATTTGTACCAGTGGATGCCGTATTTACAGTAATTGTTGCTATTCCAGAAGCGTTTGTAGTAGCAGTAAATGTTTGGCCAGCATCAGGGCCGCTGCTGACGGTCATGCTGACAACTACTCCGGCTTGTGGGACTCCGGCAATTGTTTGGGCTGTTGCCGTGATTGTGAGTGGTGTTCCGGCTGCTGGGTTTGTAGGACTGATAGCCAGAGTAAAAGAGCTTGGAAGACTAACACTTCCTCCACCTATTGATACCGCCTTACGAGTGCTGCCAGTTGGATATGGATAATCAACAAGAGTTTTTAGTGTTCCAACATTACCTGTGAAATATCCATGCCAACATGCAGCAACCATTGTGTTTGTTAAACCGAAATCTGCAGTTCCATCAGCCGTTGCATCTGGTCCACCATTGCAGCCACCGTTGTTAAAAACTGCGCTTGGAAGAAGAGCTGTTAACCAACCATACGGATTGTAGTTTGCGAAAAGACCACCGCCAGAGTTAACAAAGTCAGCAATTTTTTCTGCATTGCTGGTGAACAATGTATTGATTGCAATAGCTCTGCTCCAGTCATCTGGTATCCATAGCATTCTTGGTGGTGTTGCTGTTATTCCAGTTGAAAAGAATGTAGTTAACTCAGAAGAAGTAGTTATGAATTCAACTGTTGGTTGTAGGCCAGAAGCAAGAGTTCCGAATTGAGTAAGAAACTTTGTATTAAGCAGCGTTGTCCAGTTATCACCGCATCCACCAGCAGTTGTTGCACTAGCAATACCAAGGATGGCAATCTTCCCATTATTGCCAGGCATTGTTGACTGGTCGTAAACACTCTTAACAACTTTTGCTATGTACTGGTCTGTATTTTCGCCCATTCCGGCATGGCAAACAGGGTCCATACCATCAAGAACAATTGGGCCGCCAGTGCCTGTCGCATTTGCGACACTAGTAATTCCTAAATCACGAGAAACATTAGAACTAGAAAGTAGCGCAAAGCCAATAAGTACGGCTACTACGCCTAAATATTTTACGTATTTTCTATTTCTGCTTTGTTTCATTTTTAGGAGTTTGCCTCTTTATCTTTTTCTATTGCTTTTACTGCACATGACTTTGAGCAATACAATTCATTTGAATAGAGACGCATCATTCCTTTACCAACGGCCTTTTTGCATGAAAGGCATGATGTCTTTACATTTGGGGTAAGGCCAATAAACAGCACTGGCTCGCCTTCGTTCTTTTTAACTACCGGAGCCCGTGTGTTTGTAATGTTTCTTTTTGCTGGCTTCTTTGTCATTAAAATTCTCCTCGAGCATGGTCGGCGATATGCTGGTCAACTTTTTCTTCCGTCCGCTCTACACCTCGCTCAACTCTGTCAATTGATACGCCAAGACTTTTGCCAAGGTTCTCAATTTTGTCTACAACGAAGTTATGGTCAGCTTTATTTTCGTCCCATCGCTTAACGTCAGTGCGGCGACCTTTTTCAATAAGCGCAACTATCACTGCACCTACGAGGCCTATGCAGGCAACAGCCATGGCCTCCATCTAAAATCAGCCTCCGGCTTTTTTGGCAGCCTTTTTAGCAGCCTTAGCTTGATTCTTTTCGTAGCGTTCTTTTACTGCAGCAGGGGTATTGTCGCCCTCAACATACTGCCAGTGCCAGTTTTCAAACTCTGGAGACTTCGGGTCATCGCTCTGTAGGTAGTAGCCATACTTTGGAGCATTCTCGCAAAGCCAGTCAAGAACCTTTGGGTTAGTTACATTGATATCAATCGCCAAACCGAGTCCATGATTGGACCTGCCCGGGCTGGACGACGGGCTCATGCCGGGCTTTAAGTAGTAAGTCTTGCCGTTCCACGTTCTTGTTACTTGTGGCTTGCGGCCACCATCTGTTGTGGAGTAGCGCTCATTAAACATCGCAAGCTGTTGCTCATATGAGCGATAGTCACCAATATTTTGCAGATTCAGACCAGCATCCTTGGCATCATTGAACATCTGGCTGAAGGCAATGCCTGCCCACTTCCAGAATTTTGCGCCATTTGGAGCAACTTTAAGTTGCTCTTGCGTTAGTTTCCCGGTTACGTCCTTCATCCCGACCAGTTCTTTTGGCAGGACCATCTTCTTGTATGGATATTTTGACGGCATTTTTTTCTCTTTTCTGGCCCGAATCCGTGTCTTTAAAGACATAAAAAAAATTGTACATCAAAAGTATGACAACTTAATTTAACAACTCCTGTTATTCATCTCCAGATTGAGTCAATTTATATACGTAGTGAACGACAAGCCCGCCGACTGTCAAGTAAAAAGCAATTTTCTGTGTATCGCCAGAAAGCGTTATCAAAACAATGAGGCTTCCTACGAGCGTCCAAGTTAAATCTGCAGTTATGTCCCAAAGCTTCCGTAGAAACTTCATCATCTACCTCCGCGACGCCTTCTTGGCTTCCC